TCGTTTACTTCTTCCAAGGATCGAAAAGGCTTGCTGATGGCTGGAGCAGATAGAGCTATTCGTGAGTTAATGTTTATTTTTAAAGATGATCCGATTGAGGGTCCCTTGCAGGAAGCATCGATGAGCGTATGGGCTCGAATGCAACTTGAAGAATAATTAAGCTAAGATACTTATAAAGAATTCTTAATAGAAATGGGTGCAGAAACTCGTGGCATGGGGCCTAATGAGCGAGCTTTAGCAGCTGAAGGTATTCGTCAGCGTCGTGCTGCTATTGGCCAACGCGCACAAGAAGTGCAGCAGCAAGAAAGTCCTGAAGGAGCTGAAGCAGTGTTCGCACAAGCAGCTAAAGGTGAAGCGCCTGTTGCTCCTTTTCCTTCTCCTGCCACTCGCGCTGGATTCCAAAATCCAGGCCCCGTTCAATTAAGTCCAGGCATTGTGTTTGGTCCTGGTCGTGCACGTCGCATGCCCGAGCAAGGTACGCCGGATTACCAGGCGATGGTTGATCGCATTCGTCAAATGGTTCAGCGCTGATGGCTAAGGGTAAGATGCCGCCTCAACTTCTTGAGCATTTCAAGAAGAAAGAAGCTAAAAAAGAAGATGGGACTGAAATGTCCGATAAAGAAAAACGCAAAGCTGCATTAGATAAAGCTCGTAAATATCAAGAGCAAAAAAACAAAAAGAAGTAAAACAGAACAATGGTTAACGAAAATTTATATAACTGGATTCACAAAACGTATGGCATAAGACCTGCCGAGTGGTATAGGAATAATCCCAATGCAAAACCAGGTGCGAATCCTTTTTTGCCCAGGGGTGCTTATGTACCTTTAGCAAGCGCTGGAGGAGATCCTCAAAAAGCTCTTGCTACGCAAACATATGATTTGCAACGCAGCAGCGGAACTCTGGCTTCTGTTTCTCCCGACTTAGTTCAAAGATCGGTTGTTGAACCACCTCCAAAACCTAAAGCGCCTAAAGAGACTCCAGAACAAAGAGCCGAAAGGGTTTATAAACAAGCCCTGGAGCAAGTTAAAGCAAATCAAAAACCATCGCCAGCATTACAAAAAACAGCAGAAGGTTATTACGCAGAAGTTCCGGCAACTAATTACATCACTCCAAATGTTTATTATTCTCCTGCGTATGGAGAATACGGAGGTTACTTTTCGCGAGAAAATTTAGGATATAGCTTAGGCAGTAAATTGTATAAACGTTATGCAGAAGCCGCAGACAGGTTGGCGCCATATCCTACGGGTGGAGATATGTCCACTTATATGGATCGATATAATGCTGCTTCACAACAACGAACTGCTTTATTTGAACAGCTTTACAAAACTCCTTTAGAAAATGCTAAATATAAAAGTACGGCAGATGCTCCATCTCGTGCAGCTTACAGACAACAGTTAGTTGAAATGGGGTTTGAAATACCCCTGGTAGAAGGAAATTATTCTTACTTTGATCGTGCAGCAACTCCTGAAGATTACGAAGTTCAACAATACGGTTTAGAAAATGTTGGACGAGAAGATTATCGTCAAAGACGTGCTTCCGAGAAAGTGCAAAATGCGTATTCTATCTTGTGGGAAAAAGAACAAGCGAATATGCAATCAGAAGAAAAAATTGAAGAATTTGAAAACAAGTTGTTAGATCAAGCAAAAGGTGAAGCAGTTGATTGGTCTTCTTCCAAAGGCCCAAGAGGTGAGCTGATTGCTCAGGCACCTTCTTCAAACCTTGGCCCAAGGGGCATGGATAGGCCTCCTGGTTCGTACCATCCAAGTAATATCATGCCCCTTATTACACCTGGATCAAAATTTAAACCAGGTGAAGGCTATATGATTCAAAATCCATTTGATAGATCTCCTCAAACGGGTCCTGGTTTGTCCACCGCTCCAGAAGATCAACAGTTCGAAACTGCAATTGCTACTGCAGCAAAAACTTCAGAAGAACAAAAAGCACAGGGTGCATTTCAATCTGAGTACGATCCACAGAAAGCAAAGGCAGCCAGTGCGGCGTCTAAAGAGTATCGTCGCCAAGCTCAATCAGAAGATCCGTTCAGACAGCAAGCCGTATTCGGTTAGTATTTAGCAATACTCTGATTTAGTTCTGTGCCTTCTTACGTTCATCTCGCGTATCGGCGCAACGCAAAAGCGGCTGCGCGTAATCACCAGATCAAAGTTCCTAAAAACGAAACTGATCTTAAGAAGGCTCGCGAAGACTTTGGTTATTTTTGTGAGTACGTCGCAGACAAACCCCCTGCTCGGCATCACAAAGAATGGCATCATCACTTTGTAACAGATCAAGATAGTTCGTGCCTTATTAAAATTGCTGGTCCAAACGTAGATCTTCTTGGCCCCAGGGGTTCGGCTAAATCAACAGTCCTTGGTTTATTTACTGCATGGGCTATTGGTATTCACACTCAAGCTAAGCTTCCGTTACAGATTCTTTACTTGTCTTACACGGTTGATATTGCGCGTTCTAAATCAGCAACTATTAAACGAATTATTGAAAGCAAACGGTATCAAGAAGTTTTTCCCTCTGTACGTCTTTTAAAAAACGTCACCAGCAATGAATATTGGTCAATCGATCATAAATTTGCTGGCATTGACGTAACAGGTGATGAACAATTTACTCTTTGTGCGGCAGGCCTTAAAGGTTCAGTGACATCCAAGCGTTCTCACTTGGTAATCATTGATGACCCTATCAAATCAGCTGCTGACATTTCAAATCCTGACATCAGAAAGATGATGCAGGATAACTGGAATGCTGTGATTGCACCAACGATGTTCGAAGGTGGTCGCGCAGTCTGTCTTGGTACACGTTTCCGGCATGATGACATTCATGCCACAACATTTAACGATCAAAACAATTGGTCGCAAATTGTTCTTTCTGCAATTCTGACTGATCCCAAAACAGGAGATGAATTGTCGTATTGGCCAGAGATGTGGTCTCTGGAGTATCTAAAAGAAAAGAAACGACAAGCACCTATTGCTTTTTCGTTCCAGTACATGAATCAAATTATTCGACAAAATGAATTGTCTCTTGCACCAGAATTAATCGTTAAAGCCGAAATTTCTACAGAATTTGATGCACTTGGTATTGGGGTTGACTTATCTGCTGGAGTCAGAGAAAAGAATGATTACACCGTAATGGTTCTTGGCGGTCGTATTGGAGATCGCATTCATATTATTGATTACCGCCGTATTCGTGTCATGGGTAATCTTGAAAAATTGGATGCCCTTAAAGAATTGCTTAATGATTGGTCTGTGGTAGGTAAGGACGAAAACGGTAACTATTTTCCGACTTATTCGACGTGCGATATTTGGAGTGAAGCTGTACAGTATCAGGCATCTCTGGAAGCAGACTTTAAACGTATTTGCTTAAGTAATGAGGGTTTGTACAATTTAATTTGGCATCCCGTTAAGGGATTCCGAGCGGATAAATTAGCTCGATTCCGTGGGATTATTGGTATGTTTGAAGACCGCAAGATTGTTTTTAATCGTTACCGCAACTTCACCAATATGTTTGAAGAGCTTACAAACTTTGGCGTAAGCAGTCACGACGACTGTGTAGATGCGCTTGTTTGGTTGGTGACCGGTCTTGCTAGAAAAGGACAACTTCAACTTGATTTCTAGATCTTAGAATTGAAAAAAAAGTTTTACAGACATGGGTCCAGAGTATTTAGCGCTGCTTGCTACCGTCATTGCTTCGTCGGTCACGGGCGGCGTATGGACAGCAAATAAAATTTTGAATAGATTTTACGAAAAAATTCGGGATTTAAATAGAATTATTGACCTCCAGGAAAACCGTGTTAATTCAGTGGAACACCAAGTGAACCGCCTCCCTCTGGAATATGTGTTAAAAGTTGACTTTTTAAGAGAAATTCAAGAAATGCAAGACCACTTTAAACAAATCAACATTAAACTTGATAAGCTTATGGAAAAGCTTTTGACCAAATGAGCTACATCCTTGAAGTAGAAGAAGACGACAACGGAGAGCTTTTTCTTACGTTTCCCGATGAACTGATGGAAGAGCTGGGCTGGCAAGAAGGCGATGTACTGAATTGGGATATAAAAAGCAATGGAGTCATCTTGACAAAAGTCAATGACCCTGCTGGTTATGAAGTAGAAGAAGAGTAAAATAAACCTAGAGTGACCCTGGACCCGTAATAGTTAATGGCTGCTGACGCAAAATCTCGCTTAAAAGAAATCATTGACGCCTACCTGGAACGAGACGGTAGCGCAATGGTCGATACTGGGGTCATTGCGTCTCATTTAGCACAAATGAAACTTTTTGGCATTCGCCAAGGGGTTGAGTTTTTTCCAGCGCAAGATAATTTTGGGAATCAACGCAAGGACTTTGTCACTCGCGTTCTTAAGTACAATCAAATTGATACACGCTTAGATTCAGTCTGGGATTATTTTCTTTGTGACGGACAAGGACTTTTTTATATCCGTCCCACGGACAGTAATTACAGAATGTATTACTTCCGCAAACATGAGTATCGGACGTATTACAACATCGATGGAGAACTGGACGAAGTCGTAATTATCTACAGCTATAAAGTTCGTCGTGGTATTGGGTTTGATCAAGATATTGCGGCAACCAAATTGACAGGTCCAGCCACGATTAATCAAGGTGCGCGACGTTATATCAAACTTTCGATCAAAAGAAAAACGATTGAAGAAACGCATGCGGAAGGTGAAATTTCATTCGATCAACCCAGCTATGCAACCCCTGGTAAAACAAAAACATTTCGTAACACATTAGGGTTTATCCCTTGTGTTGAAATCTTTAATAACCCCAAAGGCTTTTCAACTGAAGGATTTGGTGAGTTTGATGCACTCGCCAATCACATTGTTACGCATGACGAAATGGTTCGCACCATGCGTAAGAACGTTCAGTTCTTTGGTAATCCTACTCTTCTTTCTTCCAGGCCTAAGACTGACCTGATGGAAGCTGGTGGTGACACCGTTGTTCAACGCCCTTCCATTGCAGCTAATTCAGGCTTTACTGGGATGGGCAGCTTAAGCCAGTCTCGGTTTAAATCTGATCCTTTAGCTCGTGGCATTGACGGTCAAATCCGTGTTCCACGAGTCATTGCAAACCTGGAACCAAACGATCGAGTTGGTTACATTGTTCCAGATGCTATTACTGGTGATCAAAATTCATTTGCTCGTCAATACCGCGAAGAAATTCGTACGGCATTGGGCGGTGTTGATGAACTGTCTATTTCCGCTGGTGTAACGGCAACAGAGTACAAGTCCTTATTTGGACGTGTTTCGGCAACATCAAAGAAAAAAGCAAATGCTGTGTATACGTATGGCATTTGTCGCTGTCTTGAATTAATTATTTATCAAGAAGAGCAGATTTTCCGCACCACATTGGCAGCTGCAGCAGGTCTTGAAAAACCTGTTGAGCCGGACGAAAATGCTGATGAAAACGAGTTGGCGCTTTATGCAGATGCGTTGACTGCTTTTGAAGATCAAGTAAAGCAATTAATGATGGCATGCGTTAAAACCCAGCAGATTCCTCCAGGGGTGCTGGGGCTAATTCCCGATGGTGACATTACTGTTCAATGGCGTTGGTTGGGTCCCGTATACGAGGATTCAACACAGGACATCCTGAACAACTCCATTGTGGTGCGCAACCTTCAGGAATTAGGTGTTGATAGCATTGAGGCACTGAAATACCTCTTCCCGTCCAAGACGGATGAGGAGCGGGCCGAGATGTTATCTGGGTTCCCGTTCAGGATGGTGGGCGAATTGCAGAATGCATATTCTTCTTTCGCTCGTTTAGTGGGGGGCATGATGCAGACTCCTCACCCGCAATCACCGGATCTTCCGATGGCTGCGGATCCAAGACTGGATTTAACCCCATATCTGTATCGAACATTAGAGGCCTTACAAAAGGAGATGAGTTATGCAGGACGCTACCGTCCAATCGATCCCACAGACGAGCCCAGCACCCGCAGCCGTCGCTCCGAGCAGCTACGTGGTGGCAGCTCCGCAACAGGCAGCCTCCCCGGCTCCGGTGCCGTATCAGGTGGGTACCAGTTACCCCCAAGCGGTGCCGCAGGCGGCCCCCAATTACCAATCAGCCCCTACTCAGTACGCCCCCCAATCCCCGACGACCTCGGAAACTATCTCGAATCCGTGGGAATCGGCGTTCAACAAGGTGGTGAATCTGCTGAGCGCACCAGTCCAATCCCCGTTCCAGGGTCAACCCTCGCAGCCGACGACTCAGTATTCCCCGGCGAACTACGGCCAACAAGCCAGCGCCCAAGTTACGCAACAATCGGCTCCGCAGACCTGGCAAGCCAACCCGGCCTTATCGCCCAACTCTTCCCAAACCTCGTCAGCTCCCTCCTTGGTGGCGCTCGCGGACCAGTTGGGAATGAGCCAGGACAGCCGCCAAGTAATGGACGCGTTCGGAATCGAGGCACCCGCCCTTCTGAACAACTACGCCCTGAATCTGGAGGCAATGCTGGACAGCGCCGTCGCGTGGGGAAACCGCGCCGCTGATACCATTCAGGGTTACGCCCAGTTTGCTGTTAATGAGCATCAAGAGAACCTGGCGTACAACGAAATCCTGACTAATCCTGACGTTCTCAGTGATTACACCCTGAAGTTCTTTGGTCCTGAAGGTCCGTACCCCGTGTACGAAAACGAAGTGGAACTTGAGCGTCCTGGTTATCGCACCGAAGCTGTGCAACCTACTGCCATGAATCAGTTCCCTGCCCCTCCGGCTGCTGATGCTCCTCAGCAACCTGAAAACTTCTGGGCTAATTTCAGCGAGCAAATGGCTCGTGATCCCCAGAACGCCTGGCGGCTCATGAACCAAGCTCAGCCTCAAACGCTGGCAAACAAACTGTTTGTGATGGAGTAAGGCGATGCGTAAGCGCTTAGCTTATGGCGTACCTATTGCTGCTGGCTTAGCCACGGGTGGGTACGCCCTTTCTCAAGGAGAGGATCCCGGTTCTGCGGCACTTGCTG